CTCCAATACAAAAAACAGTATTATGTGGGCCCGGTCCTGCAATCCTATTGGGTATTAAAAAGTATGGAGAAAAACCTAGAATTGTCTTCAAAAATGAGGGTGAGGATGTCCAGACATTAGTTTTCTTTAATGATGAAACTGGAACAGGGACTATTATTGACGTAATGCCTGCTAAAGTGGACTTGATGGGTGTGACTAAGATTTGGTGTATTATTTCTCATGGTGTTAATGGATGGTCAGAAAATTTTGGCCAAAAAACTTAAAAAAGGTCTTGACATTCTATCTACCGTATGGTATAAATAAGATACAATTTGATGATACGAATTGAGAGTTGCACTGGACTTGGGGGCAGTACCCAACGCCTCCACCATAAGTTCATTTGGACTAGAGTGGATTTCTGATGGGGGCGAAACAGGATCGACAGGCAAGGACGGATGAGTGGAGAATTGTGGATTGACCGCCTTATAGGTCACTAAACTAAACGCAAACGATAATTTTGCACCTTTGGCTCTTGCTGCGTAAGCAGTAAGTGTTAATGGAGTTTTTTTGGAAGTTTTTTTCTTAGCAACAGGATAAAAAACTTCCACTTTATTCAAAAAAGGTATTGACAAATAGATAATAACCTGTTATACTCTGTATATAATGTCACTGATGAGTTTGTGAAATTCAAACGAAACACTTTGTGTCTGACAAATATTGTCTAACCTATCATCTTGAAAGGATGAATTATATAATGACTAAGACTACCCAAACCGAAAAAGTCGCCGACGCACTTGTGAATGGCGCAGAACTAACCGCTAAACAGATTACATCACGCTATGGTGTTAAGAATGTTCGTGCGGTTATCAGTCAACTTCGTTCAGAAGGATTTTCAATCTATTTGAACAAGCGTGTATCGTCTTTCGAAGGTACTCCAACGACATATATGAAGTATATGCTTGGTGCGCCAACACGCGCAGTTGTTGCTGCTGGTTACAAGGCACTACGCACAGCGTAATGCCTACTGACTGATAGACAGGTCATTAATTAGTGTCTATCGGGTAATGCCGTCATACATTCGGGTGGTGCCGTAATACACCCGTGGGGGGTCATGGTTAACCCCCCAACCTTTATTATTCTATGGAGTAAAGTATGTCGTTAACAACCACCAAATCGTTTTCGATGAATATTGAAAGCATCGTGAAAGAGAAGAATATTACTCATATGGAAGCAGTGCTAGATTATTGCTACTGTAACGATATCGAACCTGATACAGTGGGTAACCTCATTTCCAAAAGCCTCAAAGAGAAGATCGAAGCAAACGCAAGAGAATTGAACTTTCTTCCACGACAGGCACAACTTCCTATATGAAACATCTTAGGCAACAGAACACCACCTATATTTGCCACCTTGCTCATGCATGGTCTATGGGTATTGTTCTTTTCATTCACGGGGTAATCCCCTGCATTTTAACTGATTGGGTATCAAAGCGTATTTGTAATGGAACCGATTGACGTTTATCTAATGTACTGTGCTATGAAGGCACATTTTGGTAAGGGTAACTATGACTTTGTTGACTATAAGGGTAAGACAAAGATTAAGCGTGACTCCTATTGGAAAAGGAAAGACAGGCATTGGTTTGCTAAAATAGCAAATAAGTATAAGACCGAAGAAGAAATCAAAAATTACTTTATATCAAATTTCATCAAGGATAAGAAGGGGTATATTGCCAACTTCAATGATGGAAACTATCAGTCATGGAAGTTAAAGCGACAGGGTTTCTTTGATATATTTGAGGTGGAAATGAAACCTCTTGTAGAAGCGTTTGAGGATTTGTTCACAGTAACTAATGGGCAACACCCTAAATTGATGAGAGAGTTTCTAGGTAGTCGCGTGTCTTTAGAGACGATGATTATACTAGATGAATTGGTTAACTATGGTCCAGATTGGAATAGAGCATTAGAGGATGACATTGTATGGAATAATTTAGATAATCTCATGGATAATTACGAAAGGTTCTTGACAATTGATCAAGAACAGTATAAGATAAGACTATTGAAACTCATAGAGGAGTCCACTGATAATGGAACGAGTAGAAGGGTTCTTTGAGGCACGATGCCGGGAACTAGAAAACCAAATGAAAGTATTGTCGTTTGATAATGCTGAGTTGACAGTCAAGAGTAATGAACTGTCTGAACGAGTGACCAAACTTGCGTCACGCAACCCGTCTTTTCCCAAGGGGTATAAACCAACCCGCCGACCTTTTGTAAAGAAAGGTTAAGTGGACCGCCCCTGTAGTTAAACGGTATAACAGTTGATTTGTAATCATCAGTTCTTAGTTCGATTCTAGGTGGGGGCACCATTTTAGGAGATATAATGAAAGTACGTTTGATATCACATTCCACACCAAATAATATCATTGGTCTGGATGACGCACAGGACTTGGTTGCGTATTGTGCGCGAGTATCCAATCCTAATAATCAGAACAATAAGGATACCAGCGAGAAACTTATCAAGTATTTGATCAAGAATAAGCACTGGTCACCCCTAGAAATGGTCAGCGCATGTTTAGAGATTGAGACAACAAGGGACATCGCACGTCAAATTCTACGTCACCGCTCGTTCTCGTTTCAAGAGTTCAGTCAGCGGTATGCAGACCCTACTAAGGATTTGTATTTTGAAGCACGGGAAGCACGGTTGCAAGACCCTAACAATCGCCAGAACAGTATGCCTCTGGATTTTGATCAGGAAGATGAACGCCGTTTGAATGAAGACTTCCGTATGAAGCAACATGTGTTGTGGCGACAGGCAGAAGGAATATATAACTGGGCAATTAAAAAAGGTATAGCAAAGGAACAGGCACGGGCAGTGCTACCAGAGGGTATGACTGTATCACGGCTGTACATGAACGGTACATTGCGCTCATGGGTACACTACATTGACCTACGCAGTGCTAATGGCACCCAGAAAGAGCATCAAGATATTGCTCGTGCATGTGCCTTTGAGATTGCTCAGATATTCCCATTGATGAAAGAACTATGAAACACGTTGTAATAGGTAATGGCGAGTCACGCAAGTGGTTCAGTGAGAAGCAGCACAAGGTTGATGCTATCACATGGGGTTGTAATGCAATCTATCGTGATGTGATGGTTGACAACCTTGTTGCAACTGACTATGGTATGCAGCAAGAGATATACGACAATGCTGATTGGAGAACCCCACAGACGTGGTTTGCAAACTGGTCAGTGCTTCCTGCTAGTGTAGCAGACATGATGTTCTTGAGTTATGACATACCAGAGACATTCGTACATAAGAGCAAGGAGAAGACAGATTACTGTGTGGTATCAGGGAAAGACCCTGTGACCTTGAATGAGAAGATTGAGGCAGCAATCAAGCAGTTTCCACATCTAGACATGCAAGACCTTCGCATGAAGTTAGAGAAGGATGTGGGTGTGTGGGTTACATATGTGGGTGAGAATGATCCCATAAATAACATTGACTTTCCTGTTGGATGGTCAACGGGTAACACCGCTATGCATCTTGCCTGTCAGCAAGGAGCAACAGAAATTTATATATTGGGGTTTGACCTATCGTCATATGACAAACCGTTGAACAACTTATATAAAGGGACAGATAACTATCTGTCAGGTGATGCAAAAGGTTTCAATCCAAGCAATTGGTTGAACCAGATGCAAACTGTTTTTACAGAGTACCGTGACGTTAAGTTCTATTGGATTGATCCTGTAGAGCGTTTTGGACAAGAATCATTCTTCTATGTGGGGAATGATGGAAAGAAAAATAACGTAGGGTACTTGACTAAAGCAGAATTTTGTGATAAAGTAAGCATACTATAAACATACGAAAACATATATTTACATAAGGAGAATACATATGTCGTTAAGTTCACTCAAGAAGTCCAATTCATTGGACAAACTGCTTGGTGCAGTCCAAGCAGAAAACGCCCCCCAAGAAAAGAAGTCCTATCAGGATGATCGCCTCTGGAAGCCCGTAATGGATAAGACCGGAAACGGTTATGCTGTTATTCGTTTCCTTCCTGCCGTTGATGGTGAGGATATGCCTTGGTCAAAGGTGTGGAACCACGCCTTTCAAGGTCCGACAGGTCAGTGGTATATTGAGAACTCTCTTACCACAGTTGGTCAGAACGATCCTGTGTCAGAGATGAACTCTGCATATTGGAACTCAGGTGTTGAGTCTGATAAGGAGATTGCTCGTAAGCAGAAGCGTAAGTTGCAGTATTTCGCCAACATCTATGT